GGCACGCCATCACCAGCCACGAATTGCAGCCGCACAGCGCCCAAAGCGCCGTTTGTGGCAGGCCAGCCCGCAACGGGCCGAATGCGCTCTGCGTGGGCCTCATAGTCGGCGGGTGGCATTGTCTGCTCTACGCCTGCCGCGTCCATGTATTTTACAGACACGATTGAAACCACAGGACCAAGCGGAATGCAGAACCCGCCTGCCGGGAAGTAATCAAGCGCCAGTTCCCAAGTCTGCGGATCCAGCGCCATGCCCAGCACGCCGCGCCAGCCGTCAAGCCAAGCAGCAGCGGCATCTACCAGCGCGGCAATCGCCACATCTTCTTCCGAATGCGTCACCCGCAAATGCGCCTTAGCATCGGACAGTGAAAGCACCGGCAAGGCGGGCGCTACTATGCGGGTGAGCCGGTGCATTTATTTGCCGCCGTAAGGAAACGGATCGAGGCCCAGTTCCTTGGCGCGCTCTGGCGTGATTACGCCATCAGGTGCCTTCTTTTCTGTCTTGGCGGGTGCCTTCTTTTCTTCGCTCATGTCATCATCTCCGGTTAGAGGATGCCCCGGCCATCACAGCCGGGGCGATTGATTAGGCAGCCGCCATTTTCAGAATACGCATACCCTGCGGATCGACCACGCCACCGCCAACCCGCTTCGTGGTGTAAAACATCACGTAGGGCTTGTTGGTGTAGGGGTCGCGCTGGACGCGCACGCCGGTACGATCCACGATCAGATAGGACCGGGCGAAGTTGCCGAAAGCAATGGGCGTGGTGTTGATCGCCATGCCCGGCATATCGGCCATTTCGGTGACCGGATACGCCAGCAACTGCGAAGGCTGGCCCGCAACAGTGGCAGGCTGCCAAAGTTGACGACCATCGCCATCGCGCAGCTTGCGGATTTTGCCCATAATCGTGCGGTTCATCGCGAACCGCGCGCCGTTGGTGTAGCTAGCAGGAACCGCATAGATCAGATCGAGAAGTTCATCCTCGGTCACTGATGTGCCGGAAGCCGCCGTATTCACGCCGATAGCGCCAAGCGGGTTAGCCGCAGCATTGGCCGCGCCGGTCGCATAGGTCAGGAAGCCGTTGGGCTTGTTGGTGCCGTTACCGGACACGAACGCCAGACCTTCCTGCTTTGCAAACTCAGTCTGAACTTCATTTGCAAGCCATGCTTCCAGATTAACCGCCGCATCATCCAGCATTCCCTGCGTAGCTGCTGGGTTTGCGTAGATTTCACCGGGCGTGAACGTCATGGACCCGAACGCAGGTGTGTTCGTCTCAGGACGTGCTGCCGCCTCGCCGACCCAGCCGGAGCCGGTGCCGCGCAGGTTAAACAGCTTGGAAAAACCAGCCGTCGAGATGTTCTGAACCGAAGCGATCTCGCGCATAGGCGAAACCTCGACCAGCTTATCCGTGATGGTGCGATCCCACTCCACCGGGGCCAGATAGCCGCCTTCGGAGTCGGTGCCTTTGTTCAGATTGGCCTGAACATCGCCGCGTTTGAAGTGTGCTCGGAAGGAATCAGTATATTCCTTGTCATGCACGCTGTCAGGCCCAGTGCCGCTGATCGACATAGCCGCGATCTTGGCATTGGCCGCGTCGATTGCTGTTTGCAGATCACCAACGCTGGCGTTGATTTTGTCAACCTGCTCAGTCTGGACAACATCGCCCATGCCTTTTTTCAGGTCGTCCAGTTCCTTTGTATGCGCCGCTTTGAATGCGTCGAACGTTTTGCCCTGCTCTTCGAGAAGTGCCTTGATATCGGTGCTGGCATCAGCGCGCACACCGACAAGCCCGCGAACGGGTTGCTTGAAGTGTTTCATACGAAACCTCCTATTAGGATTTCAGTTTTTCGGTGTTGCCGCGAAGTGCGGCGATGATGTCAGCGCTCGGCATGACGTCAGGGGGCGATACGTCAGCCCCCCCTTGCAGTTCCGCTAAGAGGCTACGGCGCTCTCGGCGGGACAGTCCTTGTGCGGCCATACTGGCCTCAATCTTGGCAATGGCAGACGCCTTCTTGCCGTTGTCTTCGTCTTGTTCAATTTCGGATTGCGACAGATAGCCGTCAGCAAGCCCATTTTTCACAGCGTCCTCGCCAGTGAAGAAGGTTTCAGCGTCCATCCATGCTTCAATATCAACGTCTTTCAGGCCGGAACGCTCCGCATATAGGTCGCGCATTGCCCGATCAAATGGCTCCATCATACCCGCAGACGCTTGCATGTCGTGACGGTTGCCAATCGTAATTCCCCACGCGTTGTGGATCATTAGGAAGCCGGTCTTTGCCATGCGAATATCATCACCCGCCATCGCAATGATCGACGCAGCAGAAGCCGCAAGGCCCAGCACGTTGACCGTGACCTTGGCCTTATGCTCGCGCAGCATGTTGTAGATCGCCACGCCCTCGAAAAAGTCACCGCCGGGGCTGTTGATATCAACGCGCACCTCGCGCTCGCCAATGGATCGCAGCGCCCCGGCTATCCGCTTGGACGTGATGCCGTCGCCGTAATCGCCGCCGCCGATCTCGCCAAGAATAGAAATTGACGCCTCATCAGTGGTCGCCGCGTGGATGCCCGCATTCCAGCGGTCTACAACGTCAGTGCGCGGTTGCCACTCCATGTTGGAAAGGGCTTTGAACGCCTGAATTTCTGGTAAATTACGCAGGCTCATCTGGCCCTCCTGTCGGTTGTTTCCCCGGCGCGGGCGGAAGATCATCCCGGTGAGGCAGATCCAGCCAATCGCGCGGCTCGTCAGGGTGCAGCCAAGGCGTGTGACCGCCCGAACCCAACCCCTTGGCGAAGAATTCCGCCTGATCTTTCATCGACCCACGCAAAAGCGCCGCCGCGTTAAACTTGATTTCATATTCATCGGCCTCTTTTTCCGTCAAAAGTGACCGCTCAATCGCCTGCTGCCATGCCTCGAACCAAGGGTTTAGGCCGTAGCGCACAAAGAACTGGCCCAGAACGTCGATACCGGAACCCCAAGACGTATCATCCACACCCAAAAGCGGGCGCGGTACGCCAAAGCCGCGTGCAACTTCCTCGATCTGGTGCTTACGCTGCTCTAGCGCCTGCCCCTGCTGGCCGGTTTGCGTGTTCGGCTGCAATTCCATGCCTTCCTCAAGAATCTTCCACTTGTGCGCGTTCTCCGCGCCCACGTCTTCATTCATGCTTTCCTTGAGGCGTTCATAGGCTTCCGGCGATAGCTTATTGGGATGCTTGAGTGCGCCGCCAATAATCATTCCATTGCGAAACATGCGCGCCGCCGATTTCTCCGACTGTTGCGCCAGACCGATAGCTTCCGCCGATTGCTTGACCAGCGAAAGCCCGGTGATCCCATCGTCCGAAAGGCCATAGCGCAGGTGGAAAACGTCAGACTGCGGCAACGTGACCTCGCCACGGTTGCCCCGGTTCACAACATATTCCAGCGCCCAATCGTCGCGCTGCTTAACCTGCACCCGATCCCCGGCCAGCGGCACAAGCTGCGTGACCCGCGCGCCGCTGCGCACGATCATCGCGTAGGCGTCACCGTCCACCAGCGCCCGCTGTTGCATCAGGCTGCGAAACTCAAACGCCGTTTGCCATGCATTCGGCTTTCGGTGCAGCACCCGAAACAACGGGTGATCGCTGGCCTTCGACTTGTCCTCTTTGCGCTGCATGTGCAGCGGTAGCATCCCGATACTAAAAGCAATCAGCGAAACGCAGCGCAGAATTGTCGTGTTCTTCATCGCGGTTTTCGGGGTGATATTCGCGCCCGATTGCGTCAGGCTTCCGCCGCCGCCGCGCATGAATTCGTAAAACGCTGGATCATCAAAGCCAGAGAAGATAGCGCCCTCGCCAGCCATCGCCCGCACGTCTGTTTTTCCCGCCGCATCGGTGCGCCGGAATATATCTAAAATTCCCATTAGCACCCCTTAGGTGGTCAGTATGCCGCGCGTTTCGTAAACTGACGGCCCGTTGCCATTTGTTCCGAGATCGGAAGCCATAGCCCCGACAGCCAGAGCCAGCGCAACCATGCCGTCGATCCGCTCCACGTCAGAAGGCTTTGCCAGCAACCTGTCGCCGGTCACGCGGCCCTCTTTAACCCGCGCATTCGCCGCGCACATAGTCAGAACCGGATGCATACCGTGCCGAAGCTTTCCCTCGACTAAGTAGGCTTCCAACTCGTTCAGATATGGAGACATGAATTTGTAAGACTGCTGAACCGGCAGGAACCTTTCAAGTTCCTCATCGGTAAATCCCTCTTGCACTAAGAGGGGCTCAAGAATCTGAAACTTGTGCGGGTCAAACGCGACCTTCTGAACGTCTTGCGTATCAAAAACGCCCCGCAAATGAGACGCCAGATGCGCGTATCTGATCGTCTTGCCCGGCGTTGTGTTCAGGAACCCGTTATCTTTCCACAAATCGTAAGGCACCCGGTCCGATCTGGACTTCTCTTCGATGCCGTCACCCGGCAGCCAAGCCGACGAATGCACGTCTACAAAGCCATCATCTTCGGCCACGCTAGCGAAAAACGTCAGATCGCGAGACGTTGACAGGTCAATGCCCATCCAGACCTTGCGACTCTCAAGTGGGTCAGGCTCTGCGCCGTTCATCTTCCATATCGACGGCGACACGAACGGCGATTCCGCATTAACTCTTTGGTTCAAGTGCAGGTTGCGGTAATTAGCCTCGTCCGGTGGCATCCGCTTTGCTTTTTCTGCAGCGGCCTTAACCTCTTTCATATTCAGAAAGTCGCCCATCGCCGGGTTGGCTGCGCGCATCGTCTTTTCGTCAAACGGGTCAGCCTCTGGATCGCTGGTGTAGAAGAATATCTTTGTCTCAGGGTCCGCCTTTGTTGCGGCATCATCCAAAAGCACCGACAGCAAGTCGTTATCCGTCGCTGCCTGCGTTGAAATTACGATTGAAAGCGGCGTTTCGTGCGCGCCCATGCCCGTCTCTAGGGCGGAATACAGATCGTCGCGCGGCCCTTTGACCTGCCCCAGCTCATCATGGACCACGAAGATTGGCGACGTGCCGTGTGCTGTAGATGCCTCTGCCGACATTGCGTGATAAAGCGTGCCTAACTCAGAGCAAAGCAATTCCTTTGCCGTGTCCCTCACCAGCACGTAAGCCTTCAAGTCAGGGTTCATCCGAACCATCTTAGCCGCGAGTTCAAACAGAACCGCAGCCTGTCGCCGTGATTGCCCCGCAGAGTATAGCTGGGAGTTAGGCACCGCTTCCGGCCCGACCAAATGCAGCAAAAGCAAACATGCGGTCAAAGCCGTCTTGCCGTTCTTCCGTGCAAAACTGATTAGCGCGTTTCGTGTCGGGCTGTCGTATATCCCCTTGATGATCTCGCACTGCCAATCCCGAAGAACCAGCGGCTTGCCGACCAGCTTCCCCTCGGGCACAAAGCAGTGCTCTTCGATCCACGCAATGTTGCGGTCGCCGCGCGTTACTTCTGCCAAGGCTTCATGCCGCCTAATGTCTTAGACTGCGCCGTGCTGGCAGACTTCGCGTTGTAGCTGGACTGCTGTGTCATTCGCAGCTTCGTTGCACAGGACAATGCCGCGCGCGTTTGCAAATCCTTATCGCGCAGCAGATCACGATAACGCTTATAACTTTCATCATTCACCATCGCGCTCGACCGGACCTTCTCAATCATCATCTGGACCGCCTCGCCCTCCGCTACATGCTCGCAATGCGATTGAAGCAACGAAAGCGTTTCAGCGCCGAACCAATCAGAAGGCATCCGGTCAACAATGCGCCGCCACTCATCTTCTGCGCGTGGATTTAGGCTCAACGGAGGTTCCGGCCTGTCACCAATCTTGACGACTGCCGTGACCATTTCGGCCCCCGATGCGCG